CTGAGCCAAATGCCATCCGTCTAAAGTACCGGCAGCAGTAGACCGGAATAATGAGGATATGCGAGATGGGTTATAGCGATATTCAGCCCAACGTTCTTGGTATCCAAAGACATCGTTATCAACACTTGAACCAGTAACATAAATCTCCTTATTAAGGATAGTTTGTTCGCCTAATGTAGCAAACGCCGGGAAGTAGAAATCATAACGAGTAGAACGAGACCACATCTTAGCTAGACCTTGTTGATACGTAAGGTCAGCACGTACAGACACAAGACCAATGATGACTCCGTGTTCTGTAAATGATTGAGTAAACCCATGATTATGAGCGAGGACAGTACCCATAGCAGCTAAATTACCTTGTGGAGTTGAACCTCCAGTAACATTAGTAGCAGATGTTTGAGCTATTGGATTGATATTGATTGGAGTAGAACCTCCACCAATGTATTCAGGACGTTGCAAACGAGCATCAGGACTAACAACACCAAAGTGAGAACGGATGATTTCTGTATACCTTGTTCCGCCTCGTGCGTCACGTTCCAAAAGTTTTTGAATTTGGAAAGATTGTCTGAGTTGATTAATTGTTGCAGCAGTCGCAGTTGAAAGATCAGCATATAAACCAGACTCTCCAGAAGTAACAACACCTAAAGCTTTATCCCCACCTATACTAGCACCAGCTGGAGTGGTACCAACTGGAGTATTGTAATTACCAGAATTAGCATAATTTACAAAAGAACTATTAGTAGATAAACCAGCTACAGAAGTACCATCAGTCAGACCAAGTGACTTGCCATTACCATATATTGGGGCTTTAGAACCTAATGGTAAAGTTACTGAGGCACCCTTTTGAGGCCATGGTAAGGCGGATGTAAAGTAGTCTTTACGTTTTCCGCGTCGTAATAAATTATAAGCAGCAACAGTATCAGGGCCATCGCCAGTATCCACCACAACAGAATTTTGTAAATTTTCATCACGGAACCACTCATTCCAGATTAAGTTATAAGCACGTGGCCAGAAAGCACAATGAGAGACGGTTTGTTCAGAAGTTACCTGACCAACCGTAGGCAAGCCCATATAGTCTTGCAGTGACCCAACCGCATAGCCTCCCTCAGGGGAGACTTGTTGAGGAACCACATAAGAGATTGAATCTCCAGGGTTCGCTTGTTGTCCCATAAATTTTTGCCAGTTTGACCAAATCAAACGATTAGGGACAAAGAAGAAAAAGCTATCTAAGACCATATTATCCATAATTGGATAAAGTGGAGTAGCAAGACGAGCAAATGCCGTCATTTTAAGATTGAATGTATCACCGGGTAGAACTTCGTCTACATATACCGGTACTAAGTAGCCCGCATCGAATGTTGTTTTATGAGTAGATTGGCAATCGAAAGAAGATCTTGGGATATCTGCCTTTGGAATCATCGTAAATTGATGAACATTTACCGATTTATTGCGATGCATGGTTTTTTATACTCCGTATAGTTGCCCTAGGGGGATACACCCCCCCTACGGGCTTGGGTTTTATTCAGGTAATTTAACTTGTTTACCTAAAGATAATAGTTTTGGTTGTTCATGTAAAGAGAATAATCCAGAATTATCATCAAATTCGCCTAATTCATATAGGTCGAAATCATCTGGATGGTTATAAAGTTGATTGTCCGGATCGTTGCGATTCACTTCATCACTGAATGATCGAATAGCGACACCAACGGATGGGACAAACATAGGACGACCGAAAGCATCGGCAGCACGGTCTTTTACTGAACATAATGTAAGTTTCATAGTGAGGTTTTTCCTTTATGTGAGGGAACGTTTTAATTTTTGAAGTTTTGCCCTAATGACTTGCTCTTTTACAGCAAGTCTTTCCGGGGTATTGTCTTCAGAATGGAGTTTAGCAGAGTTTTCACGTTTGTAAATAAGTTCGTCATATTCATATGGATAATCAATTTTATATTTTTTGTCATAGAATTTTGGGGGTTTGACTTTTTTTCCCCTGATTACCACGTAATCATTAGGATACACATCGGCAGTGTATTTTTTATACCATTCATAGCCAATCCCGGGTTTTAAGGACATTTTATTGAACTCAGGTCTTCGTTCTTTTATTTCACCTGTTTCAAGATCAGAGTAAGTATTAACCCATTTCCATTCATCAGGAGACATTGTTGATTTTACAGCTTTGGACATAATATATCGAGCCACGTATGCAGCAGACTCAAAGGTAACGTCTCCAATGGAGGAATGACCGTACGGCCAGAGGCCTTCAAGGTCGTTGGATTTATATATATAACTTCCAGAGGGCGTCTTTTTGAGTAGAACTTTATCAGGAAAATTGAATCCGAAGATGCAAGCATGCCAGTGGGGTCTTCCGAATTTTTCACCGTATTCGCCAGCCATGTAGAAACGTATTTTTTTTCCATATTTTCTGAATACATGATGTCTGAAGTTTTTCATGAAGGATTGAAAGTCTTCATATTGTAATGAGTAATTATTGTTTAACGACTCATCGTTATAAGTAAGAGTAATGAAACAGTTTTCGTCATGGAGTTGTGCTTCATGCATACAACGCATTGCCCATTGACGAGATTTTTCTAGCCTGCAACCAATACATTGGCCGCAGGGTAAAGTAAGAGAACGGCTTATATCATGTTTTCTCGTTTCATCGAAAACTATAGAGCCATCAGTGCATTGATATGCACTTAAAGGGTGATAACAGGACATGTGAGGTGTCCAGAGACTTTATTAGAGCCTCCAGCCTCCACGCTGAGGGGCTTTTTGGATATTAGCAGCTTTAGTTTTGCGAGAATGACTGCGAAAGCGTTTCGCAGACTTGTATTTATTGACATGTTTTCTATGTAAAGATCGCATTTTTTTGTCCTTGGTTAATCGAGTTTTTGCGGTTTTGTGTCACCTAGCACAGTTACATCAAGTAGAGTAACTGTGCTGGGCGACATTTAGTCGCCCTGGGAGGCTATTTCAGCCTCAATTTTTTGCTCATTTTCAATGAGTTTTTGGTCTAATAGACCTAAGGTTATTGCCTCATCTTTATTAGATTCGTTATCAAGGAAATCTATAAGATTTGCAGGATCGTTATCAAACCTAGCACGAATATGAGCCGGTAAGGCCATAAATTCGTCTTCAGCAGCGATAACGGCGTTAAGGGCAGAGTGGTAGTCACCAATGTTAGTAAAATCGCCATAACGAGGCGATAATGGGTTTTCAGGCAATAAGCCTGTTACGTTAAATTGACGAAGGATATGATTAATATCACATTCGTCTTTAAAATGCTGCTGAGCCAGCGTCGGCTCCTCACAAGCTAACGCTGACTCATTAGACGCAGCAATCGTATCGTAATTATAAGGTGTACGTAAAAATAAAGTTTTCATGTTTTTTACTTTCATTTAACAAATTTAGCAGTTGCACCAGCAGCGGATGAAGCAGAAGGAAGAAATTTATTCATAAATAAATGCAGTTTTGGATACTTACGAGCGAATTCAGCCTCAGGAGCAGAAATATCGCCCTCCTGTCTAACACGACGGGCTTCTTCTTTAATCTTACCGATATTTTCAGTTAATTGTTCAATAGTTTTATAAGCTTGCGCGGCTTGTGCAGCACTTGCATTAGCTTGACCTAAATAAGCCTTCGTAGCAGCTTCTACTTGAGGTTGCTCTAACTTGCGTTTAGCTACATCTTGAGCAACAAGATTAGCTTGCTCAGTAGATACAGCAGTATCAGCCATAACCTTTGCTGTTTGAGCATTAGTTAAACCGACTTGAGACTTTAATTGATCAGTTGTCGCCCTGGCTTGTTCTGCTTGTTCAGCTTGAAGTTGAACAGCGCTTGAAGTAGTACGCGCTTTATTAAAAGATTCAACAGCATTACCCATCGCATTTTGCATAGGATGGGTTTGTTGAGCAACAGGAGCTGTACCTGCACCTTGAGAATATGCAAGCATAGGAGACAAACCTGCAGCTTGTAAGTCCTTAACAGTAGTTTGATAACGAGTAGCATATTGTTGAGCACTCCACTCGTTATTTGCCTGTGAAATATCCCAGTTTTTTTGATTGGCAGATTGGGTGCCTAAGAAACTTAGAGCACCACTAGCCAAGCCACCAAGAAGGCCGTCAGCGATTCCCATATTAGAAGTGATCAATTAAGCCAGGTACAGAGTACATTGGCATTGGACGAGCTTTCTTAACATCAAAGAAAGAGTCAAAAATAAATTGTTGACCGTTAGCAGCAGCACCCACGGCAACTACACGGCTAACAGGAGGAGTATCTTGAATAAATGAATTATTCAAAGTTGGAACAGAAGTAAACTTCTGAGCCAAATGCCATCCGTCTAAAGTACCGGCAGCAGTAGACCGGAATAATGAGGATATGCGAGATGGGTTATAGCGATATTCAGCCCAACGTTCTTGGTATCCAAAGACATCGTTATCA